GGCCGATGTAATATTTCATCGAGCCTGTTGTTAATATGAATAAATTGATATCGTTTATAAGAGCTGTAGTAACCTAATGTTTTTCCTAAGTCTTCGAATAAGATCATGATATTGAGACTTTCCGCGATTTCAAATGGATCATTGCTATTGAATCTTTTAATGAGTTCATTGACCTTCCCTTTTATAAAGTGCATTACTCTTTTCTCACTCCTACTTTCTATATTTCTTCGGGGTGAATTTTTGTTTTGCCATCCGTTTAGCTAAGCGCATAGAATTCTTTAGCGACTCGATCAAAAGCTCTTTGTCTTCTGGATCCATATCATCAATAGTTTGACCATCGTAATGAGAGTATCCATTTTCACTTTCGAGGTTATTTATTATTTTTTCCAAGTCTCTGGCAATGTCTTTCTCATCTTTCTCTGTGAGCTCAGGGAGTGTTGAATTCCAATCTACTTCATCTTTTTTATCTATATAACCAGCGGCTCTTAAAAGCTCCTCATAAGGATAGTCATACGCTTTAGCAAATCTTTTTAATGTCTCCGGGGAGGGTTTAACAGGCGTCTTTGTTCCGTGTTTAACTCCTTTTTCAACATCAGCAATATACGTATGACTTAATCCTGTTAATTCGGCTGCTTTTCTAAGTGAAAGTTTTCCGCGTAAGCTCCTGAGCAGGCTACCCAATTCATTCATAATTATTTCTCCTTATGTTGCCTTTATATAACATATTGTAAACCAAAACTGACAAATAAAAAAATAGGAAACATAAACTTTTTTGTTGTACTTAGTTGACAGTTTGTTGCCTTCGGTGTACAATTTGTATCGTAAACAACAGGCAACAAAAAAGTGAGGTGAATCCATATTGAAAAATAGAGTTAAATACCTTCGCAAAAGTGAAGAGTTTGATTTAACGCAAGAACAGCTGGCTAAAGAAATTGGTGTATCTAGATACACTATTGCTGCTATCGAGAAAGGTTCAAATACTTCAGGTGAAATTGTGATTAAAATCGGAAACTTTTTTGATAAAGATCCAAGAGAAATTTTTTTTATAGATGATGTTGCCTATAGTTTACAAAATGGAAGCAGATTTGATTCAGCTTAGGAGGTTAAATATGACACGCAATACTTTAACTGTACAAGAAGCTGCTGAATATTTGGGAGTACACCATGACACCATCTACACAATGGTTAGAGAAAATCAGATACCTCATTTTCGTGTTAGGAAGCGCATCTTTTTTACAAGGCCTAGTATTGATGCCTGGATTAATGCTCAAGAAAACAAAATTATTGAGAAGGCATGTGAGTCACTCTAACCAATGTTGTCCCTACCCCAAATAAAGCTTACATCCATTAATTGTATATAAAAATAAGGGATTCTATACAAATACCAGGGAGGAATGGAAAATGTCAGTGATTAGCCGTTCAATACGTCATCTTCTTGAAACTGAGAAGATGACCGGGAGTCAATTAGCTGATGACTTGAATGTGTCTGAACAAATGGTCAGCCATATGAAAAATGATCGCAGAAAAATGCCTATTGATATTGCGGAAATCGCATTAAAGAAATTTGATCAACCGTTCTTTGCAATGGGCATCATGCATCACTTTTCAGACGGATGTGCGCCGCCTGTTTTTTCAGGAGATAGTGTAGAAAGACATCGTTTGGCTTTTGAAGAGATCATGGTCAATGAGGCACAAGAAATCGTTAAAACCCTTCATGAAGTCAGCTTTGTAAAGAACCCAAAAATTGTGACTGTGGAAGAAAAAGAACGTGTCATAGAAGCCATAAAAGAGCTTCTTGATGTAGAAGCATGGGCTAAAAATTTAGCTGCTTTACTTTGTAAAGAATATGGGATTTCTCTTAAAGAATGTTACCGAAAGCGTCAGATCACTTGGATAGCGAGAGGATGGATGACGTCGTGAAAATGAATCAGTTTCTTGAATCAGATTTGAGAATGGCAATAGTCGAAGTCATTTGCATCGAGGAGTTAGCCAGAATGCTAGTTAGAGCAGTCCATGAAGGGGATTCGGAAAGAGCAGAAAATGCGATTCGGGATATTCGAAAATCCCATAACGAGCTTAATAGATTAAGAGAGAACAAGCGGAAATTTTCGGACGCTATGAAGATTATGGAACAATCTCAATTTCCTACAGAACTAATCGAAAAATTGGAAAGGATGTTTTAAATGAAATTTGTTTTTACTGTAAGCCAGTTAAAGAAAGGCTCAGAGGTTCGTGAAGACTGTAAGAGAATGAGAGAAAATCCAGCTCTTCTTTTACTTGTAGAAGCGGATATCAGAAGGGCATTACAAATGAAAAAGCAGCAAGCCGGCACGCTCACTGCTTCAACCAAAGACGTGTGAATTCATTATAAAACTTTATCTGAAAATCGACAAGCCAGCTTGTGCTTGTCGTCATGGCTGGGGGCATATCCATTCCATTTGTGTACCCTCCATATACCGTCCCTGGCTGTGACGATGCGCGCAAGCATCAGAAAGAAGGTGAAATTATGGGTGCAACATTTGATTCTGTAGAGGAACTGCTTCATGCAACCAAAGTTGCTGGAGAACTTCGTATGGCCATTTGTGCGGCGAAAACTAGAGCCGAGTTGTTTTCAAATGATCAAAGCAGCAAAGAGGTTCTTCAAGAAGCGTTAGACCGGATTGCTCTCGATCTTTCAGAAGCGTTAAACAAGCACAAATTGTGAGGAGGAAGACGAATGGATCATCCAATCATCACTCAAATTGAGCGTACGGGCTATCCCGCGTCTGTTCCACAGGAGGATGAGAAAGTCAGGGATTTCTATGGTGAAGAGGTATCGCTGGCTCATGACGATTATGTCTTTGATAAAAATCAAGGCGAAATCATTTTTATCGATAACCTGCCGCGCTACTTAAAAGAGGAGCTTAAATTTGAATTTTATACGGGCAAATAAAAAAGCCCACTCTGTACAAGTGGGTGGTGAAAGGGCTGATGAGGGCTCTTTCACAATACACACGATTTATGATGATAGTTTATCAAAATGCCTCGTGAAAAACAAGGAGGTTTCAATACATGGCAAAACCATATAGAATCATTAGTTTTAGTTCAGATCGATTTGATCAATGGCGTTTATCAGAAGTAAAGGGTGTAATCACTGTGAAAGACCGTAAGCCTGCTTTTCAATTCGATACAAAGGAACAGTTTGAACGTTACCTTCAATTGAATAGCTTCCGTGGAAGGGTGGGTGTTTGATGCTGGCACAGGTTTACATGCCAACAGAGAACATGACAGAGGAACAATGGCTTGAAGCGCGGCGAGCGGGTATCGGTGGATCTGACGCCGCGGCCATTGCCGGGCTGAGTAAGTGGAAAACACCAATGTCTGTCTATTTGGATAAGGTTGGGCAGGCTCCGAAAGAGGATTCATCAGGCGAGGCAGCATATTGGGGCAATATTCTCGAGGAGACGGTTGCCCGGGAGTTTTCAAAGCGGACGGGTAAAAAGGTACGCCGTCGAAAGGCCATTCTGCAGCATCCTGATTATCCTTTTATGCTTGCCAATGTTGACAGGCTCATTGTTGGTGAACAAGTGGGTCTAGAATGTAAAACGGCGTCAGAATACCTCAAGAACGAGTGGGATGGTGAGGAAGTTCCTGACGCTTACCTGGTCCAATGCCAGCATTATATGGCGGTGACAGGTTTTAAAGCTTGGTGGATTGCTGTTTTAATCGGCGGAAACAAATTCGTTTATAAGAAGGTTGAACGGGACGAAGAGCTTATCAAATACCTCATTCAGGTTGAAAAGGAATTTTGGGAAAACCATGTCCTGAATGAGATTCCACCTATGTTTGATGGTTCTGAGGCTTCCACAGAGCTTTTAACTCATATGTACCCTGTTGGTCTTGAGGATGAAAAAGAACTGCCTCTTGCGGCGAATGGACTGATTGAGCGCTTTAAAGAGGCCAAGGCCGAAGAGAATAAAGCAAAAGAACAGCTGAAAGAGGCAGAAAACCAATTAAAGGGGATGCTTGGAGAGTATGATACGGGCAATGCCGGCAATGTCCGAGTCATCTGGAAAACTGTCACGGCTAACCGCTTTGATAAGAAAGCATTTGCTGCTGAACACCCTGAACTCTTTGAAAAATTCACTAAACCTTCAACTCATAGAAGATTCAGCGTAAAGGAGCTTAAAGAAAATGGCTAAAAACGTAGATATTCGTAATCAGTTAGCAAATAAAGTTAATGCTGTTCAAACACAATCAGAGGAAGAACCTAAAACTATTGCAGGTTATCTTAAGAAACTGCAGCCAGAGCTTCAAAAAGCATTGCCGAAACACATTACACCAGAGCGAATAACAAGAATTGTTTTGACAACTATTAGGAACAATCCAGCACTGCAAGAGTGTTCACCAGCTTCATTACTTGGTGCAGTTATGCAGTCTGCCCAGTTAGGACTCGAACCCGGGATAGTAGGACACTGTTATCTTGTACCATTCAATAGAAAAATTAAAGGTCAAAATGGAGCGCCAGATCAATGGGTAAAAGAGGTTCAGTTCATCATTGGTTATAAAGGCATGATTGACCTTGCCAGGCGATCAGGACATATACAAAGCATATATGCTCATACTGTCCATGAAGCCGATGATTTTGTCTACGAATTGGGGCTGCATCCCAAGCTGATTCATAAACCCGCAACAGGTCACAGAGGGGCTATGACTCATGTTTATGCAGTTGCCCACTTTAAAGACGGCGGTTATCAATTCGAGGTATTCAGCAAGCAAGATGTTGAAAACGTGCGTAAACGGAGTAAATCGAAGGATAACGGCCCATGGAAAACTGACTACGAAGAAATGGCAAAGAAAACTGTCATTCGTCGTATGTGGAAGTACCTTCCGATAAGCATAGAAATTCAGCAACAAGTTTCTCAGGATGAGACGGTTCGTAAGGATATAACAGCAGAAGCACAGTCAGTCTATGATGATGAATTAGTTCACGGGAGTTCAGATGTCCCGGTTATCAATGCCCCTGAACCCGAACAGACAAAAGAAGAAAATCAAGAATTAAAACCAAGCGTGCAGGACGACGCTGATCCATTCAATGGCGAGCCTATAAACATCAAGCAGGATGAGTTCCCATTCGATGATTAAGGTGGCAATTCCCTTCTGTTACAAGTGGATGACGGAAGGGGCTTCTAACCGGGCTGAATTGTTCCGCGCCTATGTTGAGGGATACTTAAGGGCAAGTGAACCTAATTTATATTTAGTCCGCATCAGCGGCATGACAGCTCTTTGTAAACAGAAAGGAGGAGATTGACGTGCAGGGATGGATTAAGCTACACCGGAAGATAGTTGATCATGAAATATGGAGTGATGTAACGACATTTCGGCTGTTCACCTTACTTCTGCTTAAAGCAAGTCATCAGGACGGAATAAAAATTAACGGTATTGAACTGAAAAAAGGTCAGTACATAAGATCCTATTCAAAATTATGTGACGACCTTGAATTTAAAGAAGGACGGGCGTTTAAAAAAGTCTCAAAAAGCACCATTTTACGTTCTGTGAAAAAACTCGTGAAAAATGGAATGATCACCGTTAGCGAAACGGATAGTGGAACGCTGTTCACTATCATTAAATATCAATTGTACCAAGGGTTTAGCCATACAGATGAATCGATTCACGAAACGGATAATGAACCTTTAACGAAACGATCGCAGAACGATCACGGAACGATCGCGGAACAAAAACAAGAATTAAAGAATTTAAGAAGAGAAGAAGAGGAAGAGAAACTCTCAGCTTTCCAACAAATTGAAAACAAATTTCTGCAGCGGAAAGGCAGCTTGTTTTTATCGCCTATGGATTCGCAGTCAATCAACAGACTTCTTAAAGACCAAATTCCTTTGGAGAACATCCTGAAATGGATTGATGAAATATTCGACGAATACAAACCGAAACATCGTGCCGATACCATCAAATCTTTTGCTTACTGTGAAAAAGGCATTCTTGATCGATGGGCCAAGCTTAAGCAACAGCAATCGAATGTCAAAGAGTTCCCGAATAAGAAAATCAAGAACAGTTTTGATGCTTTGGCCGAATACGCCAGAGAGCGCGGTATTCAGATGGGGGGATAAACGTGGAAGTGAACCAGACAATGGAGATCCTGCAAAGAATAGCTGCTGCTTATACAAAATTTGATTTAACCGGCGATGTTGGTAAAAAGCGAATTGAACTCTGGATTGATCATCTTAGCAAATTGCCATATGAACCGGTTCTTGCGAAAGTGGAGGAGCACATTTTAAATAACAGATTTCCACCATCTATTGCTGAGATTAAAGTCAGACAGCCAGAGAAAAACGAATTTTTAGCAAAACAGAAAGAGTGGGAACGCAATGCAAAATATTCTCCAAAACGTTGAGGCTGAACAGGCTCTGCTCGGCTGCATTCTCGTAGAAGGTGACCTGATTAAAGAATTGTCTCTGCAGCCCGAGCATTTTTCTGAAACGAGACATCAAGTCATTTTTAGGGCCATGCGTGAGGTTCAAAAGCTCGGAAAGTCCGTTGATATGGTTACCGCGGTTACAAAATTAGGCGATTCCGTTGAGCAAGTAGGCGGCCTTCAATATTTAACGGACTTAGGCAGTGCAGTGGCCACCACCGCCAATTTCTTGGCATATCAGACGTTGATTTATGAAGCTTATAGATTACGAGAAATGAAAAAGAATGCGATTGAATTCGCAAATACTCCGACCGACGACGGGATCACGGAGCTATATAAACGAGCGATGGAGCTTCAAGAAATCGGCATTGAAAAAACCCGTACGAAACAGGATGCCCTCATGGAGATTTACAATGACATGCATGAGGAGAAGGAGGACATCACGGGTATCAACACTGGATTAATCGATTTGAACGCTATGACAGGTGGCTGGCAGGATGGCGACTTAATTGTGTTAGCCGCCCGCCCATCGATGGGAAAAACCGCTTTTGCATTACACATGGGGAAATCAAATTGTGAGAAAGGCGGAGTGACCGACATATTTTCACTTGAAATGCCGGACAAGCAATTGACTCACCGCCTACTCAGCAATCTTGGGAACATCGAGGGATCGAAGTGGAAGAACCCACGAAAATTCTTTAGTGACCGCGATTATGAGAATGCAACGAAAGCCATTGGAGAATATGAAAAATGGAATATCAACATTCACGATCAACCTGCTCAAACACTTGCAGATATACGTTCGAAAATTCGAAAGACGAAAAAAGAAAATCCAGATAACCAAAAGCATTTGGTCATCATCGACTATCTGCAGCTTATCAGAGCTATAGGGAAGTATGAAAGAAGGGACTTAGAAGTCGGGAGTATTACTGCGGAATTGAAGGAAATGGCCCGAGCATTCAAGATCCCTATCATCCTTCTTTCTCAGTTATCCAGGGCGGTAGAGCAGCGGCAAGATAAGCGGCCGATGATGTCCGATTTAAGGGAATCCGGAAGCATTGAACAAGATGCCGATGTCGTCATGTTTTTGTACCGCGATGATTACTACAACAAGAATTCTGAACTAAAAAACATCATTGAAATTGATCTTGCCAAGCAGCGAAACGGTCCAACTGGCATGATACAGGCCAGCTTTATCAAGGAGTACGGAAGATTCATAAACCTTGCCAGGCAGATGGATGCCAGTTTGGTTGGATAAGAAGGGAGAAATTGTTTTTGATTGAAAAGTCAACGATGACTGCCGCCAGTGAGCGGCAGGATTATTTGATTCATGAGCTTATTCGATATGGTCAATATGAAGCAGATGATGGCCGTCAGCTCTATGAGTTACCGCTTGTCGAGCTTGAGCGGCTTCACATAAAAGTGAAATGTAATTTTGGCCATAAAATGTCATGCGAGGCGGGAGATTGATGAGAGTGTTTCAATCATTTCGATGTTTAGCATTTATTATTATTCACGCCTGAGGAGAAGATTCAAAGATTCATAGCTGGCTATCTGATGACGGGAGGTAGAGGAAATTGATTGAAGTTGGCGATTGGATTTATATGAGTACACAAGGATACCAAGGAAATGCATTTGTTGTGCACAGAGAGCAAGATGTGCTTTTAGTCCAGATCCCTTCTGGCACTTTATCACGAATTTCTATTCATTCTGTAACGAAACTCGATGAACGACTGAGAGACAAAGATTTTCAAGTGCTCATTGATCTTGCCTTGGATTTGGGAGATAAAAAATGGTTTGACGAGTTGGCAGAGCGACGCCGGGAGGTCATGAGATAATGCCGAGGTTTTTCGTTGCAATCGTGCTTCTGAATTGGAACATCGGCTTTGAAATCCATTTAGTCAACGGAATGAGGTTGGTCAGATTGACCTTTCTTCCACTCACATTATTTATCAGAATAGGAGAGCCACAGAAATGATTGAATTCACGATTTACGGAGAACCAGTTGCGCAAGGTCGTCCCCGTGCGACGACTATAAACGGAATGGTGCGGATGTATGACCCTAAGAAATCAAGAGATTTCAAGCAGTATGTGAAATTAGCCGCTTCTGATCATCGCCCTCCTAATCTATTCAAAGGGCCGTTGGAGTTAGAAGTAAAGGTTTATAAATCGACTCTTAAGAGTTTTAGCAAGAAAAAGGCCGCTGCAGCTGAAAGAGGAGAGCTCCGGCCCAGCAAAAAGCCGGACGTTGATAACTATATCAAGGGTATCAAGGACGGCCTTAACAAAGTGCTATGGCAAGATGACAGCCAAATTGTTGATTTGCACGTCAGTAAATTTTATAGCGAGAAACCAAGAATTGAAATTAAAGTCACCCCATTATCCCAGGAGGAGGAACAATTATGTCTTTCATTGATTTCAAAGCAATCGTAAAAAAGGTGAATATGAAACCGAAGGGCTTAACGGAAATTACCTTGGAGGTCAATAGCGCGGATTTAGACGGGAAGATTCAACACCTCTCTGAAATGATTGATCAAAAAGTGGAATCCCAATTGGAATCAACACTGGGCAATTATAGAGGAGTTTATCACCAGCGGAATGGCGCCTAATTTCGAGGAGTTTCCGAGCGACTTCCCTAATTTCGTGAAGCGTAAAATTGAAGGTGAATCCTATAGCAAATTGGCGTCTGAGCTTGAGATCTCTTCGGGCAAAATTGTTGATCTAATGGATCAATATTTCGCGAAAGTTGCGCCGCTTGCAGATACATGGTGGGACTGGAAGCAAGACCAGGACGCAGAAGCGGAACCGCTGTTCAAGCAAGAAAACGATGCGCCGGCTGAAGAAGACTCGCCAGCTGATAATGACAGCCAGGATGACCAGGAAGATGAGGAACACGGTGCTGCATGATCAATCGCTGCATAGAGGGGGACAAGCCGCCTCCTCTATGTTCCTTAAATATCAGCAGCCTACCGGCTTTGAAAGGTGGAAAGTAACATACTGAACAAAATCAAACGGATTATCACATACAAGCATTTTTTCTGTTTTAAATATAAATCGATTACGTCGGTAAAAAGGGGTTATTGGTATAAGTTAGCCACGGAAAAATATAATGGACCTTTTTGTCCGAAATGCGGAAGGAGTTTTAAAAAATGAGTGTGACGCATCATCTTAAAATTTTGCCACCATATTTTAAAGCTGTTGAAGATGGACGAAAGAACTTTGAAATCAGAAAAAATGACAGAGGATTTCGAGAAGGAGACAGCTTGTGTCTGCATGAATGGGAAGACGATGTTTTTACTGGGCGATCGGTGGATGTTGTGATCACCTACGTCACAGATTATATGCAGAAACCGGGTTATGTCGTTCTTGGAACCGAGAAAAAAGAGTTGGACGAAATGACTGAAAAGAGCCAATAAAAAAAGCCGAAGCGATTGCTCCGGCTATGGTACACAATATGGGCACTTATATCATAGCACAGGGAGCGATGCAGGTGAACCGTCCAATAGAGTTAGACATCAATCAAGATTTTTCAGTTAAAAGCAAAATTCAGCGTGGAAAAGTAACTGTCATCGTTTTAGATGGCGTAAACGGTGCAGCTTATGAAGCCGAGGCTCCGGAACATGGAAAAACAATCATTGAAACGGCAAAAGGTGATTTTTCCAGGATTCAGCTTGAGTCGTCTTACAAATTCAGATAAAAAGCAGGGGCCGCGCAGCTGTCCCTGTCAGGGAGTGTGAATCTTGTATTCTAAAAAATAATTATATCTCTGATCATTGCCGCCTTATCTTTCACAGGAGTTTTTATATCAACGATAAAGCCGAGGGCTTGGTCCGATTGGCAAACCAGAAGAGGTTACACTGCGCGATTCTATACGGATACCAGCACTTACACTTCAACAGCTTCTTAAATCATGGACATTGAACCCAGCTGCTATATTTTTAATAAACCGGGCGGGATACTCTAGTTCTTCATCTGCTGAAGTGGATAGGAACAACAATTAGGATAAAGAGTGTGTTGAAATTTAGAATTTTCCTTTATAATTAGAAGATCAAGAAATTTATGAATAGAGGGATTTTAAATTGAAATCGATGTTCAAAGAGTTTTATTTCGATAATAAAAACTCGGAAATTTGGAGGAATTCAATAATTATTTTAGATACAAATGTTTTGTTAAACCTATATAGGTATTCAAATGAAACATCTGAAAAGCTACTTACACTATTAAAGAAGTCAAAAGATAGGCTTTGGCTACCCCATCAAATAGGATTAGAATTTCATTTGAATAGAACAAATGTTATTTTAGATCAACAAACTTCTTACGAAAAAATCGAATCAATTTTAAAAAAACAATCGTCCGAAATAGAAACTAATCTAAAAAAAGAATTATCAGCTTACAGAAAAAAACATGTTACTTTGAGTATCGATTCAATTATAGAACAACTGAAAAAGTCAATAAATAATCTAGTCTCTCAAATTTCCAAGGAAAAAGAAGATCATCCAAAATTACTGAAAAATGATTATTTTAAACAACAGATAACTGATATATATGAAAATAAGGTGGGAAGCCCTTATGACAAGAACGTCCTTGAGAGTATAAAAAAAGAAGCTGATGAGAGATATCAATTAGAAATTCCACCTGGTTATAAAGATGCATCAAAAAAGGGTGTAAAATTTTATAATGGAGAAGTTATATTAGAAAAGTACGGGGATTATATTCTGTGGAAACAGATTATAGATTTCGCAAAAGAAAATGAAACAAATATTATTTTTATAACAGATGATGAGAAAGAGGACTGGTGGTATTTTTCAAAAGGGAAAACAATCGGGCCAAGAAGTGAATTATTAAATGAGTTCTCGTTTATCACAGGTAAAGAATTTTATATGTTTAAACCAGAAGTCTTTATGAAAGAAGCTGGAAAGATTTATAGCGAAGACTTCTCTGATAATACTCTTTTAGAGGTGAGAGAAGTAAGCGAGGAAAGCGCCGATTATCCGTTGTATATGAGGCACGGTAAAAGGTATGATGAAATGAGAAAATTAGATCATCTAAATAATCTTTATTTACCTCCTGGTATTCAAACGATAGGGCGGTTAATTGATATTAAGCACCATGATCCTATTGAAAAGACGGCATTAGAGTCTGTTATAGAGAAGATCACTTTTCCAGAAGATTTTTTAATTGAATTTCGTTATCAAATAGTGTTTTTAAATAAACTTTTTACAAATGAGAATGAATATGATTTTAAAACTAGACTCTCGTTACAGTTTATTGTTGACCGTTCTTTTAAAAATAGAGAGAATATTATTCAAGGCTTTGTACTAATGTTAGGTAACCAATTAAAAATTCAATTAAAAGCTTCGGACATTTTTATAAATTAAAAAGTCCAAGACGGAGAGCCTGCGGACACCAAATCGACGTTTATAGCGTTTATTTGGTGTCTGTTTTGTTTTTAGGGGGGATTTAGCATGTCAGCTACACAATTGACTTTTTTGCCGCCTATAGACGAAAAAGAAGTCAGAAATACGATAATAAGGGAGTTGAAAGGATATAAGGCTTTGAAGGTTCAACTTGAAAACCGGAAAGAACGGGAAGCGGCCGGGATGAATAACCTATACCCACAGCTCAGGGACCAGCACTCTTTAAATGAATTGAAAGTTTGTCAGATGGACAGGGCGCTTAAACAAAGTCTTGATGATGATGAATTAAAAATTATAAAGGCCAAGTATCTCTCTCCCCAAAAAATAAAGGACATTGAGATTTATATGGAGATGGGGTTGAAAAAGGACAAATACTATCAGGTCAAACGGCAGGCCATTTACAATCTCGCGACAGCCCTCGGGATAATCTGAGGGCTGAAGAACAAAAAAGCAGACTCTTATGAGTCCGCTAATTTTTATCCGAAAGCTCCATTTTCAGCTACTTTTATAGTTGTCGTCTTGACTAAGTTTTCACTCGGTGTATGAACAGCTCCTAATAACATAAAGCTTGTTAATGATACTGTAGCCAGGGTGATCAGGAATTTTTTCATCAGTCAATCCCCTCCGTTAATCGTTGGATTTGGTCTTTGGCAATTAATGCTTCCTCAAAATATTTCGCCGCAAGTGCCTGGTGTTCCTTCTTTTTGAAGTGTTTACCTGCATTTTGTGACAATTCCGCAACATCACTCCAAAGGTTATTTTCCTTGAGAACATTAAATCCTTTCTCTAATGATGTCTCGTTTAAATCCACATATAAAGATTTTATGATATTCAGTTTGGCTTCATATGTTGTTTCTCCAGCTTTAGCAGCTTCATAGATTGCTTTTTTGTACCATTCTTGCGCCTCTTCAATAAGACCCTTTTTACAGAGCACCCGGGTTAACATATACATACTTCGGACAGAATAAACTGATCTTTGATGCTCTGGGATATCCAATGCTGATTCAAAGGATTGTCGGGCCTCGTCTAACTTTTCCTGTCTTTCATAACATATGCCCAGGTTGAAATATCCCAGGGCTTCAGCCCTTTTTTCATTTGCTTGAGCAGCATCCTTAATGGCTCTTTTGAAAATGTCTTCAGCTTCATTGTATTGAAGTAAATCCATTTTGTTACAGGCAATAACCATTTGACACGTTGCTGCTCTATTGGAATAAATACCGTTTGCTTTAAAACTCTCTAATGCTCTCTCAGCATGATTTAAGGAAAAATAATTTTGTCGAATTTCATAGTATGCAATGGCAACTTGATAATTGAACTCTGCCCTTTCGATTTCGTCAGGGATTTTATGTAGACGACTTTCCGCGATTCTATAAAAATTAATGGCTTTGGTAAATCTTTTTTTATAAAACTCATACAATCCAGAAAAGAAATAGAAATAGTACTGAATCATATCATCAGTACAGGATTCTAAAGCTTTTGATTTGATATCGTTTAACAGATCTCCAGATTCTTTGTAATTCTCAGTCATCAGTTTAAATCTTGAATCTATAAGGTTAAAATATAACAGCACATTTTGATTTTCCTTCATATTAGGGAGTATAATTTTAATTTCTTCCCGCAGTTTAGTAGCATTTTGAATATTGTTTTGTCTAATAAAACAATACCAATCATTAAGCATTTTACCGACTTTCTCAAACGCAACTTTAGTTTCCAATGCCCCCGCATCCTTTCATATAGTTGTTTTTAAATATTCAAAAAATTAATGTCTGGTCTTTTCCTTTTTCTGCATATGATTCATTTTACATAAAGGATCATTTTTTGACAATGATTTTCCTTTTTTGGCGTTTGAAAATAACAAGTCGAACGTGTCAGGGTATAAGACCTACTCAATAAGATTCATTTTCATGGATTGACAGGATTTATTCACCAATTCTTTTCTATAAAGTGGTAAAATATTTCGTGGTATGTCACTTTCGTATTAGAGGAGAATGCTATGAAAACTCTTGATGTTAAGGCGTTGCACAAAGCCATTGACCACACGCTGGAACAATTAAAACATCAGTCAGACGAATTCGCAAAAGTCAAAAAAGCCGTAGAAAGCATTACATCACTTGATGATGCTTTAAAAGGAAAAGGTGGCGACGCGATCCGCGCCTTTTACGAGGAATGCCACACCCCTTTTCTACAGTTCTATGATACTTTCATAGAGGAATACAGTTCCACGCTGAAGAAAATGAAAAGCGCGCTGAA